ATACTACACACACGCGCGAATAAAGACCCGTACCCACCATGTCAACACTCAGACCCCTTGGGGGAAACTGGACACGCGGATGGTATAGATACCCCCACGAAAAATAGTGTCAGAAAATTACGAATTGCATCCAGCATGTAGCCCAGATATAATCCCAGATCGACCCAGACACAGGCGCGTAGACGCCGCCACAGCCACAGGGCTGCACGGAGAGAGCCGCTATGACCCTCTCCTATACAACCATCCCCAAGACGCACAGAAACGCCTGTACGGGCCGGAAACTCAAGGTGCTACAAGCACCTGTAACTCAGCGGTTAGCTAGACATATGCTTCGCAAATGCTGCGAGGAAGGCAAAGCCAACCACCGCAACAACCACTACAACAGCAGCCACAGCACCTAATACCGATAATGCAGTCATGTTCTACTCCTTCAAGTTAGCCAAGTGCTTCAGGAACTCATCGAACGACTTGCGCCCGTAGCGATCCTGCCAAAGCTCGAACACAGAGCGTCCATCTGAGCCATCACGCCCATCTTTACCGTCAACTCCGTCCGTGCCATCAGCACCATCTTTTCCATTCTTGCCCGCAGGCCCTTGTGAACCAGCAACTCCGGGTTTCCCAGCCTTACCGGGTTCTCCGTCTTTGCCGTTTGTACCGTTCAGTCCGTTCAGACCGTCTTTTCCAGCAACTCCGGGTTCACCAGAGGCACCACGAGGCCCAATCGGGCCAGCAGGCCCCGTAGCACCCACCGGTCCTACGGAACCGTCTTTACCATCTTGTCCAGCAGGCCCAACAGGACCGACTGCACCGTCTTTACCGGGCATACCCGGCTCACCGGGAAGTCCTCGGTATTTTAGATCACTCATTATTTCTCTCCTTACCACATTTCGCCAATAATGATGCTTGTTCCTACGAAGGCCATAGTACCTGTACCTGCGACACCTGCCTGTAAGCCTTGAACAGTGTAGATGTCATTTACATCCGCCACATCCCAAGTTGTTACATGGGTTGAGCCGTCGTTGTGTCCACTTGCAGACCTTATGTACCCACTGTCGCCTATAGGTCCGAACCGAGTACCGTTCTTAGCGAACTGTAGGCGCAGAGACATCCGTTGAACAGTGGTGTTTACATGCACGGATGCAGTCAACTTGATCTTACCAGCGCGTAAACACCGAAAGCCTGCACCAGTTCGTTCAAATACGGCTGTATCCCGGATAGTCTCGGAACCGTTTAGAGGAACGTCTGTATACGCTGTAGTATTTACGCTGGTGGTAACGTCAGTGTTGGCTAACTGTACAACTTGCGGCTCAATACCCTGTGGGCAGTAAACTCGACCTGATGCGTTGTCAGCGACCAAAGCTGTAGTAAACCCTGTACCTACCTTTAGGGTATAGTCATTGTTACCCAACAACCCTACCAAGGCGTGTGTAGTAAACCCGGACTGGTATGTTATGCTGGCGTCGTTGGCATCGGAGTTCTTATTGAACTTAAACCCGATGTCTGATCCAGAGTTGAATAAGGCGTTTGTACCGTAGAACGCAAACTGGTTAGATGCGTCGGGAGTTGCACCGTTAACACCTATGTACCCACCGAAGTTAGCACCTGCAAGGAGGGCGTAGCCCGACGCAGCAGTACCACCCAGATTGGCAGCATCCACATCCGTCAGACCCCCACCGTTTCCAGTGAACCCGGTGGCTGTGACGCCACCAGTGAAGGTTGCGCCAGCAAGCTGAGCGTATGGGCTGAAGTCGATTGTACTGTTGTCGATCTGGTCCAGATAGTCAGCTTCCGTGCCGGAGTTGCCATTGGCAATCCACACGTCATACGCTGACGCACCATCCGCACCCGCCGCGCCCGTAGCGCCTTGGATACCCTGTGGACCTTGAGCGCCATCAGCGCCCGCGTCTCCTGTGTCACCCTTGGCTCCGGTGGCACCTGTCGGGCCAGCCAGACCTTGCGGTCCCTGATCGCCCTGTGCGCCTGTCACGCCCTGAATACCTTGGGGGCCTTGCGGACCAGTAGAACCATCTGCACCTGCTGGACCTGTGAGACCGCTAGGTCCAGTGTCACCAGCAGGGCCTTGCGCACCGTCTGCTCCGTCGAGACCAGCGGGGCCTTGAATACCTTGTGGTCCGGTGTCTCCGGCCACACCCTGCACACCTTGTGCGCCTGTGTCACCCGTGTCACCTTTTGGACCAGCAACTCCTTCGGGACCAGAGGGTCCAATGGGTCCGGTGTCTCCGGTAGGTCCGATTAGACCCATAGCCCCAGCGGGACCATCTGCACCGTCTACACCATCCTCACCTTCGAGAGAAGTAAGCCATTCGGCTTCTGTGCCAACGAACCCATTGGCAACGGCAACTTCGTAAGCAGAGGCACCTTCTGGACCTGCTGGTCCGGTGCCGCCACCGCCACTACCTGTGGACTTTGGAAATGTCATTGGCATATCGAAATCCTTATGCTATGAAGTAGACTACTGTGGATGTATCAACACCCCGTATCCATACCTCGTGTACTGTGGCAGGCCATTCGAGTGCAGCACCGTCAGGTACTTTGAAACTGTTGGCTGTCACAGGAGTGTCTCCGATGTAGAGATAGACCTCTTGGCCTTCTACATATACGATGAACTTGTCAAGTGTGAGAGAGACTGGCAATAACTGCCAGCCTCCCGTGGTTGTAACTTGACCAGTCAGCGTGTTCTTTGCGATCTTGGTCATCACTTACTCCGGGTTGGCCCGACGATCTACACCGTCTGGCGATGTGGGTGCTTCCCATGTGTTGCGTTCGACACCGTTGCGCCGCTCGTAAGAGCGCATAGCGCCGAGACCGAGCATACCCAGAAGTACGGGCATCATCTCAGACAGGTCCATAATCGGCAGCAAGCTCAGATCGACAGGGATGCCAAAGCTGAGGATTGCGAACTGAAGAATAGGATAGAGCAAGAAAGTCCACGCGAAAGCGAGACCACACACCCAACCGATAAATGGACGCCAACCTGCAACGAACAGGCTAGTGTGCTTGGCCTCTTGTGCGTTAACTCCGATCTGTGCCAGTTCACCCGACTTCTCAAGCTCAAGCACTTTCAGCTTAGCTGTCATGCGCTCGTCGTCAGAAGTGAACAGTTGGTCAATCAGACCGAACAGGCCGGAAGCGATAGGACTTGCTGCTGCAAGAACTGCGGCGGAAACTGCCATGTTATGCTACTCCCAATGCTTGAAGGAATACCTGTGCCTCGTTTGCGATGGCTGTACCGTTCTTGCGAACGTCTCCATTTACGATAGCACGAGCGGCCCGATACTCTACCGGGAAGTCGTAGTCCTTCAGTTTACGACCTGTGAACATACCATCTCGCATACCCAAGAATAGGATGTCGAGAGCAATGTCCCATTCGAGTGTCTTGTCGGGGTTCTCAGTCAGAGGCACCTTGAGCAAGTTCTCGAATTTCAGGTAGTTGTCATACCAAGTGATCTGCACCAGCCCACGACCATAGTAGCTTTCGCCATGAGGTCCAGCGGGTAGTGCGTAGTTGGTGCGGATGATACCCTTTGCGTGAATAGAGGCGACTGCACGTTTGGCAGAGGCGTCTGTGTAGTTCGGGCCGTAGCGACGTGCGCCTTCTCGGATAGGTTGCATCCATTTGGCTGTCTCGTGGAACACTGTGGCAAGGATGTATGCGAGGTCTTCATCGCTGTATCCCCACTTCTCACCGTACTCAACGATCTTGTTCATACCGTCAACTTGGCCTTGGGTAAGTCGGCCCCCGAATAGGGGCCGGACTGTGTTAAAGAAGTCTGCGTTCATAGGCATGAATTAGTCCTTCTGAGTTTCAGGTACGATACCAGCTTCTTTCCGAAGACGGGCAGCAGCGGCCTCGTACTCTTCAGCCTTGGCTTCAGCAGCCTTGGCACGGTTGTCTGCAATACGCGCACGAGCGCCAGCAGCGTTCTCCTTGGCTTCCCTGCGGGCTTTGACATCCACGACATACCGAGCCTTGGCATGTTCGATGATGATCTCGCAAGTCTCTATGAGCTTCTTCATGCGAACCTTGTCTCCGTTCACGCGCTTGGCGGCTTTAATTCCGCCGCGCTTCAACTCAGCAAGCGCACCCTGTGGGTCCGCAGGCCACGGCAACGTGAGAGCATTGGTGCCGATCTTCTTCTCTACCGCAGGAACGGAAGACTTGTGTGCAACCTTCTTAGGTGCTTTGTTCGTATCGACCTCTGGGGCCTTGTTCTCGTCAGCCATGCTGATCTCCTTAAAATCTGCGTCGTACACGGGATACAGCCCCACGGGGTTGTCCTATGCCGAGTTTCGCAAGTGTGTGTGCCGGGAGTTTGGTTCCGTCTCCCAGCGGGTTTTTCATGCGCTCAGCCCACGCTTTCTTGCGTTGCTGGTTCACGACCTTCAAACTGTCCTGTGCCAGTGCGTCAACCCAATACCGAACCGAGCCTGCTAGGGCGTCGAGGCGGTCATCATGGCGTAGACTGTCCTTATCACGAGTGATACGGGACAACTGGTAGAACAAGCTGTAGGAGGCACGTTTTTCGAGTGGATACGACTGGCACTCTTTCCAGTCTTTGTCGATAAGGTCTTCGTCAACTACCAAGCGACCCGAACCAATTACAGGCTCAAGTACGTCGATGATGCGAAGCTCCTTCTGTCCGGTCTCCCATACGTCTTCGATCTCGCAGCGATGTGCGCGAAGTAGTACGGGTTGCCACACTTTACTCAGTGCGCCGTTACCGAAGTTCTTCTCGATGTCAATCTTGTTGGGTTTCCAACGAACTGCAACAGCAGTAAGAGCATCCAGACTGTCTTCTCCCAGACCACCGGGAACTGCACCGAAGTCAACAAGGAACACTCTACCAGACAGAAACTTTGTAACGACATAAGCCGTTTCGTCTCCGTTCTGACCTCCGCCCGCAGGGTCCACATACATATGGCAACCATTGAAGGCAGCGTGTTCTCTGCCAAACTCCGCAGCACGGTAGTAGGCATCATTTACAGGCCAATCAGCAGGCAGGGTGAGAAGTGTCTTATCGCTCCGCTGGACGTAAATCTCAAGCGGGGCAGTCTTCTCACTGATCTGCATAAAGATCAACTTCTCGGGTTTAAGCGGGAAGCGGTCTGCATCAGATAGGCGTGTGTCGAGCATGTGCTGCAACTGGAAGTATGCTGCACCTTGGTCGATCTCTTTCTTAATCAGAGTTTCCTCTGGCAAGAGTACAGGATCGACAGCCATACCGCGATTACCCGTAGGTCCACCACCTTCTCGTATTGTAGGGTCTTGTTCCATACGACGACGAATTAGCGGTGCCAAGAAGTTACCGTAGTTTGGTTCTTCCTCGACTGTTGGGTAGCGACCCGGCCACACACGAATAGAGTAGCCACGGCTGAATAGTCCGTTGTAGATACTGTCGATACTCTGAGGCGTACCCAGATATATGATGTCTCCACGCGAACAGATAGACGCGAAGTCACGAGTAAGGTGACGTAGGCGCTCACGCTGATGCTCTGTCTGAGAGTTCTTAGCACTTTCGATATCGTCTGCAATCAGAATGTCTGCACGTTTACCTTGCATGTTAGATGTGATACCAACGCAGGCGATACTCGGGGATTTCTCTGGGCCTTTGAGTTCGTAGTGAACATCGTAGGCTTCAACACTCTCCCGATCTCCTGCGCTGCGGTCAGGACGTAGGCACTCAAGCACGTCCATACCGTTGATGATCTGAATGACCCAATTTGCGATCTCTGTCGCCATCGTACCACCAGCAGACACGATAAGAATACGTGAGCTAGGGTCGTGGATCAGTCTCCACACAGCGTAGGCCGCTGTGATAGTTGTCTTGGCTTGACCACGTTGCGCTTGGATCATCCGCTCCTTGGGTCCAAATTCGAGGAACTCAGCAATATCCAGTTGGATGTCACTGCACTCGAAACCCATAAGGCCCGTCATCACATCAAAGATGAAAGGTTTGAAGTTAGGATACTCCGCACGAAGCAAGTCAAGCTCAGCCCACCGTTCTTCGGGGCTGAACTCTCTTGTTTTTCTAGCCATTATCCGGCCTCAACATGCGGGACGACAGACAGGTTCAACCCTGCCTTCTTACGACGCTCTCGGCTTTCGCTAAGGCGGCGCTCTGTAGCGTTTAAGGCGTCAACCTCGTCGCTATCCATACCGATGTCATTGTCTTTGAGGAACTTTGCGATGGCAGAGAGCATAGCCGGATTAGGCTCGAACTCTTTCATCATCTCGTCCACAAGGTCGCTCTCGATCTCGTCCCGTCCTACTTCATCCAGTTGACGCTCGTACTTTTCGAGTGTCTTGGTGAATACGCGGGCGAGAAGCGAGTGCATACCTCCGAGGGCTTCCTCATTGGCTGCACCTTTCGCCATGTGTTCTCCTTAAATTAGAGCCAGTAAAGCGGGTACAACCCACTTGATAACCGACACGACAACCGGAACCCCGATTGTAACTGCCATGGTAGCGTAGGTCAACACCTTAGTGTTGAACTTCTCCACCCGCGACAGACGTTCGTGCAGCGCACTGTTCTCTGTTCTCATTTCATCCCGCAACTTGGTAGTAGCGGATTTGTTGCTCTCAAGAGCGCGCAAGACATGCTTCATGTCTGCGCTTAACTCTCCGAGTAACCTGTATAGACCTGTTTGGTCTTTCATGTTGTCTCGATCCATTGCCTGCCTTGCAACCAGTGACCCGCAACATAGTTCTCACCATCTGACCATGTGTCGAGCAGTCGTGGAAAAGCAGGCCAAGGCCGTGCGTCCCATGTCCACGCGAACATCATAGTGTCGTCAATACAATACTCTCCTGTAATGCTGGATTGTGGATTGCTGCCTGAAGCTGCGTTCCAGTATTCCGTCATAGCTTGGTAGTACGAGAATTGCATACGAACATCTGGCTCACCCGTAGAATAGTAGGGTACCGTACTTTCGATTGACTTAGGGTCAAGAAACTTGTTGGGTTGGTTTGCACCTTTGTCTATTGCTGCACAACCGTACTCCGTGTACGATATGCGTTTCAATTCAGGGACGTAGCCAGTCGTACTGGCCTGTGTCACACCGTCGATGATATTGTAGTGGTCTTCACGCCACCAAGACTTGTGGTCCTTGTCCCTGTATCGCCATTCGGTGATCGGGGTGCGGACCTGATTGTCTCGGTCGAATACCGTTAGGTACTCGTAGTCATACCGCTCACCGCTCTCGATTTGACCTTTGAGGTATCCAAGCTCGTAGATGCTGTCCCATAGGGCGTCATCTATTGCAAGCTCTGATCCTCGCCAGTCCGACAGGGGTAAGTAGTTGTCTATGCCAATGAAGTCGATGTTGTCATCTGCCCACAGAGGGTCCAGATGGAACACGCTATTGAAGCCACCACTGGTGGTATAGTTTCGGGGCATGAACTCCGACCAGTCACACGCATAGGTGATCTCACAGTCGTCTCCCAAGATGTTCTTAACCTCTGCTGCCAACTGCTGCAACTTAGCAACGGCTGGAAAGGAGTGGTCTCCATCGCGGGAAGTAGTCATACCTATCATCTCGGTGGCAATACAGAACGCATCAACACCACCAGCAACCGCGCATAGGTTTGCGTAGTGCAGAGTGAACCGCCGCAGGCCCCATTCTTCCGGGCCAGAGTAAGTTACAGTCTTGTTGGTGAAGTCTTGCGTAAAGTCGCTGGTGCTACAAGCACCGAAGAAGTTGTCCATTTGAGCCGTTACAGCCGCCGTACCTTGTTCACTGTCCAGAGGCCGAATACGTCCGCGCCAAGGATAAGCACCCTGTGGTCCGCTCTCGTCGGGATCAGGCAGTGCTTGGTCGTTCGTTACGTCCATAAGAATGAACGGGTAGAACATTACCTTCAGGTTACGGTTGCGCATGTCTATGACACCTTCAACGATGCTTCGATCAGCAGGTGTACCGCCGTAGGCTACTTTAGGAGCGCCTAGGTCGAACACGGTAGTGTTTGTGGTGTAGAACCACGGCTGATCTGTATCGTCGTCGTCAAGTACGAACTCTAGGTAGCTGAATGTACCGTCAGCAGGGAAGTTGATGTCCATTGCTGTCCAAGTCTTAGCTGCAACCCACTTCAACTCTGGCTCTACAAGCCAAGGGTCGCCGGGTCCGCCTTTGCGAACTGCTACGTTAAAGAAACGAGCAACCGGAGACCACACGTAAGTGCGGTAGCGGTACGAGCCATAGGGTATGTTTCCACCCGGTCCACCTGTTCCGGTGTCGGCATGGTTCCAAGACGAGTACGCCTCTTGATCGGTCCCTGTGCTGTAATCAACGAGTACGATACCCGCACCCTGACTTTCAAAGCCTGTGGGATTGTCATACGGCTGACCCACGGTCACGTCAGGATCGACGGATGCGTCGTAGTTAGCTGTTACCGATGCACCATTGCGACCATTGATCCACTGAACGAACACAGGATTGTATTCTACAGGGCTGTCCCAATAGATGCTTGGAACTCCCAACTCCTCTCGACCAAGGCCGTTAACAACCCATTCGTCGGGGTAGCTACGTCCTAAGTCTGGTTGAAGCTCTGGCACGATAGGTGTAACGATCAAGTCCAACTGACGGTCTGCGTCGTTGTCGTTGAACGTCCCGTCTGTTGTGCGTGTAACCGTGATACGAATAGACCGACAGTTAGTAGGAACATCGTAAGTACCTGTGTAAAGTCCAGTAGGGTCCACGCTGTTGACCAGCCCGAAGTCCTCCGAGACTATAAACCCTGAGCCGTTGTTGCCAGAGTAGAAGTCAAGCACGATCTGGATGTCTGTTGAAGTCGATCCAGTAGTGGACCAAGAGTACAACAGGTCCGCATCTGTACTTCCGTCAGATACACGGTTTAGAAAGATTGTACTGTCAGACAAGTTGTAGGTAGTGGATGTTGCAACGCCGTTAGCGCCGACTGCCCATGTTCCTATGTCTTGGTCCAACTCGATAGTACCGCCCTCTCCACCCGGAGTGAAGAAAGTGAAGTGTTCACCTTTAGGCTTAATAGTACACTCGCC